ATGAAGGCAGCCTACACCCGGATCAAAAAGCCGCGCCGCGTGACGGACGATCCCGTGATCTATGTTTGCAGCCCCTATGCAGCAGACCCCGAACGCAACGCCCGCCGCGCAGAGAACTTCTGCCGCTACGTCTGGAAAATGGGCGGCATCCCGCTGGCCCCGCACCTGCTGTTCCCGCGCTTTATGAATGAGAACAGGCACAAGGAACGCGAAGCGGGGCTGCGCATGGCTCGCAAGCTGCTGGGCATGTGCGACGAAATGTGGGTGTTCGGCGACGAGATCAGCGAGGGCATGGTCGGCGAGATCATCGAGGCGTCGGCCCGCTGCATCCCGATCTATCACTACGACGGCCCCATCACCCTGACCATCACCCGCGACGGGAAAGACCCGAATCGCTGGTCGTGGCATATTTGACATCAAGGAGGAAGACACAATGGCAAGAAAACGCGTAGAAGACACAGTCCCCGCTCTGGAGAGCTGGGACGACGTGAATCAGGCGCTGGCGACCATCGCGGACAATCAGCGCACGGTGGAGAACTTCGAGGCAGCGATGCAGAACAAGATCGACGAGGCGAAGGCCGAGGCCGAAGCCCGCAGCCGCGTCTTCATCGAGGCCACCAAGCGCCTGGAGCGCCAGATCAAGGAGTTCGCCGAGGCACACCGCGACGACATGGACGGCAAGAAGACCAAGACGCTGAACTTCGGCGCAGTGGGCTTCCGCAAGTCCACGAAGATCAAGCTGCCGAAGGCCCCCACCAAGCTGGCTGAGATCATCCAGCTGCTGCGCAGCAAGGGCATGGACGACTGCGTGAAGACGCCTGCGCCCAGCGTCGATAAGGACGCCCTGCGCAAGTACCCCACCCAGGACATCGTGGCCGTAGGCGCGTCCATCGAAGTGGACGACGTGTTCTGGTACGAGCCGGACCGCGAGAAGCTGGAACGCGGTTAACCGGCGAAGGAGGGCGCACGGATGGGAACGCAGGCCAATGTCCTGACGCCGCAGCAGATGCGCTGCATCTACGCGCTGGCGCGCGGCGGCGGGATCAGCAACGACGATCTTCACGCCGTCGTCTTCACGACGACGGGCAAGGACAGCATAAGACTGCTGACGACGGCAGACGCCAAGCAGGTGATCGACCGGCTGAAACGGCTGACCGGACAGGAGACGACCGCGCCGCACAACAGGCCGACGAAGGAGCAGGTGGCGAAAATCTACGCGCTGGCCGCGAAGCTGGGCTGGGCCGACGATCCGAAAAGGCTGCGCGCCTTCCTGGAGAAGCGTTTCGGCGCGTCCCACCCCACCTTCCTGGACGACAAGCACGCACGCAACTGCATCGAAGCGATGAAGGCCATGCTGGCCGGAGGACGCGGAGAGCGGAAAGGAGGCCACGATGGAGAAGTGGACGGACCGGCTGACCATTGACATGATCCCCGAACAGTACAGGCAGCTGGCGGAGATCACGGGCATCCAGCCGCTGCTGACGCTGGCGGCACAGTACGGCGGCTCCAACCTTTACATCCCAAAGGTGGACGCCCTGACCCGCACGGCGCGCGACCGGCTGATCCGCGAGAAGTTCACCGGCTACAACGCCGAACAGCTGGCGCAGGAGTTCGACCTGACGGTCCGCTGGGTGCAGGAAATCTGCAAGGACGCGCCGCCTGCCGGTCAGCTGTCGCTGCTGGGCTTTGAATAGTCCGATTTTATCCACATTTCCCCCCATAAACTAAGGGAATTGCTTCTTATTTACCCAACAATCGAATCCATTTACAATAAACTCCGTAAAGGCCGCGCGCCTTTACGGAGTTTCGTTTTTATCTGGAGGGCGCAGCATGGAAAGCTGGATCACATGGATCATTCAGGTGGTGGCCTACGGCATCATCTGCTTCCTACTCAAGCGAGAACTGGATCAGTTCGACCAGCGGGACAAGCGCCTGCAGGAGCGCATCGACGAAGTGGAGAAGAAGGCGTCGGCCGACACCAAGGCCCTGGCCGAGAAGATGGACAACTTCATCCAGGAGGCCCCCTTCAAATACACCCTGCGCGACGACTTCATCCGCGCCGTCGCGGGCTTCGACGCCAAGCTGGACAAAATCCTTGACCAGTTGACCAAAAGAAACTGACCCAAAATTTACAGAAAGCGAGGTGGGCCGATATGGCAGCCAACCTGACCGTCGCGGCGAACAAGCGCGTCCGCGGCGAAATCCTGGCCCTGCTGTACTCCGTTCAGCCTGTGCCGGTGGAGATCAGAACGATCACCAACAGCCTGCTGGAGTCCAACATGGTGAGCGTCCCCAGCATCGCGCAGCACATTGACTACCTGTCGGGCAAGAAGTACATCCAGGTGATCGGTGAAGAAGCAGCCGAACAGATCCTGCACGGTGTGGTCCCGCCTTCCGCCTTCGTGAAACTGACGCCGACCGGTGTCGATCTGGTGGAGGGCACCATTGAGGACCAGGGCGTTGACGTCTGATGGGCGACCAGAGAGAGCGCAACCGCATCAAGTCCCGCGTGGATGAACTGCCCGACGAAATCCGCGCACAGCTGGACGCGATGCTGGCAGACGTCAACTACACCTACCAGGACATCGCCGACACGATCACCGACCTGGGCTATGAGATCAGCCGCAGCGCCGTGGGCAGATATGCCATGCGCCACAACAGCGCAGCACGACGTTTGAAAGAGGCATCAGAGCAGACCACGGCGCTGCTGCAATTCATCCGCGAGAATCAGGACGTCGAGTCCACGGAGCTGGCCTCCGCGATTATGATCGACGGCCTGACCCGCAGGATCGCAACGGCGGACGAAGACTTCGACGCCATGCCGCTGGACAAGGCGGGCCGCCTGCTGGTCCAGCTGCAACGCAGCACCATTTACAAGGAACGCTGGCGCAAAGAGCGTCTGGCGGCCATTGAGGCCGTCGAGCGCAACGTGAAGGCACGGATGCGCCAGGCCGTTCAGAACGATCCGGAACTGCTGGCACAGCTGCAAAGGCTTGTCAGCGACGCGGCAGCGGAGGAGGCGGGACGCGATGAAGGCTGAGCTTCACTGGTACGTTGCGCAGGTTATGACCGGCAGCGAGCAGGAGACGGCCAGGAAACTGACCGACGCAGGCATGGAGGCGCTCGCCCCCGTCCAGATTCTCCACGAACGGCGTCACGGCAAATGGTGGCCGATCCGACGCGTGGTGTTCCCCAGCTATGTATTTGTCCGCACGGGCATGACGCCCCGCTTCTATTACTTCATCAGCGGCCTGCCCCGCGTGATCCGCCTGCTGGGCGCAGACGGGCCGGAGCCGGTGCCGGACGAGCAGATGGAAGTAGTTCGCCTGTTTGCCCCAGGCGGCCGAGACTTCGGCATGTCGCAGGGTGAGCGCATCGACGGCAAGACCGTGATCACATCCGGCCCCCTGCTGGAGCTGGAAGGCAAGATCGTAAAAGTGAACGCCAGAGGACGCCGGGCGACCGTATCGGTCCCGATCCTGGGCGAGGCACATCAAGTGGACGTCGGCGTCATTGTGGCGCAGGCCGAGGCCGAAGACGCCACGAACAGAAACCCGAAGGAAGACGCGCGCTGATCCGTCGCCGTGTTCGAGATCGGGGGACATAACCGAGAAAGCAACGCCGCCCTGACAATCGGTGGTGGCGAAGCCTACATATCGGGGCGATCCCATCCGTGGGGACCACTCCACGCGCCCCGTGGAAGCCTCCTTTCGTTGCTGCGCCCCGACGTGTTTTCACGTCGGGGCGTGGTGATAAGCGCAGAAACGATTTTAAGGCCCCTGTGCGGGCTTTTTAGTTTGGGCGGGGAGCTGGAGGGGGTGCGGCGTCTAACGCCGTTCTAACGCGTCAGAGAGGCTAAGGAAAGCGAAAGGAGGGCGATTGACGTGCGAGACCTGCAAGATATACGGGAATTGATCAATCCGGAGGGCATCACGGACGGCAAAATCGTCGCCGCGCAGGCCCGATTCTACGACTACTGCAAAATGATGAATCCGAAGTTCTACCGCGACGACCGGCCGTACCAACGCGACCTGTGCGAGACGCTGCAGGCGATCTTCGAGGGGCGGCTGATCAACAAGGACACCGGCGAGCCGTACAAGAATCTGATGATCAACCTACCGCCGCGGCACGGCAAGTCCTACACCCTGACGCTGTTCGTACAGTGGTGCATGGGCAAGAAGAACGACACGCGCGTCATTTCAGTGTCATATAACGACATTCTGGCCGGGCGTTTCGCCCGAAACGTCCGCGACGGCATTGACGCCGACAAGATCGACAGCAAGGTGACGATCTTCCACGACGTCTTCCCGACGACGCGCGTCAAACAGGGCGACGCGGCGGCACAGCTGTGGAGCCTGGAGGGCCAGTTCTTCAACTACCTGGCGACCGGCTTCGGCGGTACGATCACCGGCATCGGCTGTTCGATGGGGATCATCGACGACCCGATCAAGAACGACCAGGAGGCGTTTAACGACCGCGTTCTGGACGAACAGTGGAGCTGGTACACCGACACCTTCCTGTCCCGTATCGAAGAAGGCGGGATGCAAATTATCGTTATGACCAGATGGTCCACGAAGGACCTGTGCGGCCGCCTGCTGGCAAGCGAGGACGGCGGCGACTGGTTTGTCTTCTGCCGCCGCGCCTGTCTGGATGAAGGCGAACGCCGGATGCTATGCCCCGATCTGCTGTCGTGGAAGTCCTACATGAAGAAGCGCCGCCTGACCAGCGCGGAGATCGCGGACGCCAACTACCAGCAGGAGCCGGTGGACATCAAGGGCAAGCTCTACAGCGAGTTCCGCACCTATGAGCAGCTGCCGCGCGACGCTGCGGGGAAGCTGGACTTCGGCGCGATCATCAGCTACACCGACACGGCCGACACCGGCAGCGACGATCTGTGCAGCATCGTCGCGGGCATCCATGAAGGCGAGGGCTACATTCTGGACGTCATTATGACGGACGAGCCGATGGAGAAAACAGAGCCGCAGACGGCGGAGCAGCTCTACAGCTACCACGTCGAGACGGCGCGGATCGAGAGCAACAACGGCGGCCGCGGCTTCGCCAGAAACGTGGAGCGGCTGCTGTGGGAGCTGTACCAGACGCGCAGCGTGAACATCGAGTGGTTCCACCAGGGCGCGAACAAGCACGCCAGGATTATGACCGGCGCGACCTTCGTCATGCAACACCTGCTGTTCCCTTCCGACTGGGCACAGCGGTGGCCGCGCTACTATGCTGCGATGGTGAGCTACCAGAAGACCGGCAAAAACAAACACGACGACGCGCCGGACGCTACGACCGGCATCGCCGAAACAATTCAGGAACGAGAAGGGAGGGGTACTCTTGACATCTGGTGGGTGTGAAATCCTGCACGCTGATTGCATTGAGGTGCTGCAAACGCTGGCGGAGAACAGCTTCGACGCGCTGATCACCGACCCGCCCTACAGCAGCGGCGGCCAGTACCGCGGCGACCGGATGCAGAGCGTGACCGAGAAATACAGCCAGAGCGGCGCGAAGGCCGAGTACCTGAAACACGCCTTTGAAGGCGACAACATGGATCAGCGCGCCTGGACCAGCTGGACGGCGTACTGGCTGGAACTCTGCCGCAAGGTGGTGAAGCCGGGCGGCGTGGCGGCGATCTTCATCGACTGGCGTCAGCTGCCCGCCCTTTATGACGCGATCCAGTGGGGCGGCTGGGTAGTCCGCGGTCTGATCCCGTGGGACAAGAAGAACGCCAGACCGCAGCCGCACCGTCCGAAGCAGCAATGCGAGTTCATCGTGTGGGCGTCTAACGGGCCGCTGGACGTCAAACGCGACGCCGAATACATGCCTGGCCTGCTGCAAGGGCTGCCGCCTTCGGCGCAGGTCCGGACGCATCAGACGGAAAAACCGCTCGACGTCATGCGCCAGCTGGTCCACATCTGCGAGAACGGCGGCAGGATCATCGACCCGTTCGCAGGAAGCGGCACCACGATATGCGCAGCGTATCTGGAAGGCTTCGGCGGGCTGGGTATCGAGCGGAACAAGTATCACGCCGAAAAGGCACAGGAAAGATTAACGAAAATCGCGGGGGGGGGGTACTGATCTATGGGCTGGCGTTTAGAAGCGTTCAAGGCTGCCATCAGTGGGCGGCCTGACCGGATGCAGCAGTTCTTCACGTCCCGCATGACGTCGCCGCCTGACCGGAACACGCAGGAGTTCCTGGCGACCTATGCCCGCAGTCCGCGGCTGTCGCCGGTGACGAAGATCGCCACCGATCTGTCGAACGTCCCCGGCAAGCTGTTCAGGGTAGCAGCCAACGGCGACAAGGACGAGATCACGGACCACCCCTTCCTGGACTTCATGGCACGCCCGAATCCGCTGCCGTTTATGACGCGCAGCGCATTGTGGAAGGTCCACGAGACCTACCTGATGATCAAGGGCGAGGGCGCAGCCATCATCGAACGCGACGCAGCGGGCTACCCCGTCGAGCTGTGGCCGATCCCGCCGCACTGGATGACCGACATCCCGCGGCTGGACTTCCCCTACTACATAATCCGCAGCCGCGACGGTCTGCAAATGACCGTCCCCATCGAAGACGTGTTTCTGGTGCGGCAGCTGAATCCGCTGGACCCCTACGGCCGCGGCCTGGGCGACGCCGAGGCGGTGGCCGACGAGATCGAGACCGACGAGTACATGGCGAAGTGGGCGAAGAAGTTCTTCTGGAACGACGCCACACCGCCCGTCCTTATGTCGGCCCCAGGCATCACGCAGGACGAATACAACCGCTTCAAGGCGGCCTGGGACGATCAGCACCGCGGCGTCGGCAACGCGCACAAGATGGGGATCATCCCCCGTGACGTCACCGTCAACAAGCTGGTGGACAGCCAGCGCGAAATGGACTTCACGCAGAGCCGCAAGGACCTGCGCGACGGAGTGAACGCCCACTTCGGCGTGCCGCCTGAAATCCTGGGCATCGTCGAGAACAGCAACAGAGCCACGGCGACCCAGGCGAAGATCATCTACGCAGAGAACGTCCTGACGCCGCGCCTGCTGGCGCGACAGGACGCCATCAACACGCAGCTGCTGCCCGCCTGGGGCGAGGACCTGCTGTGGGAGTATGACGACATCGTGCCGGAGGACACCGAGTTCCGGCTGCAAATGTCTAACGCCGGTTTGTCCGGCAGCGCCATCATGGTGGACGAATGGCGCGAGCAGAACGGCTTCGATCCGCTGCCTAACGGCGCGGGCCAGGTCCTGTTCGTGCCCTATGCTTCCATCCCGACGAAGCCGGAGGAATTGACACAGACCATGCGCGAAAGTGGCGGCCTGACGCCTTCAGAAGATCTGTTCCCCCCAAGCGGAACGCCGCCTGAAACGCTGACTGGAGCCAAGGGCGTCAGCAGACGCCGCCAGCAGATCGCGCACCGCGACCGGATGCGGGCGCTGCTGACGCAGGAACGCGCAGCGCGTCAGACGGTAAATCGCTTCTTCACGTCGCAGCTGTCGGAGATCACCGCCGCCATGGAGAGCGGCAGGAAGGACGCCAGCGAGGACTTCTGGCAGCGGATCAGCAGCGGCCAGGGCCTGACGTTCGACGTGACGGCCATCAGAGCGGCGGCCATGGACGCGCTGAATCAGCTGATCGACTGGAATCAGCAGGACGAGGCGCTTCTTCGGACGCTGAATCCTGTGTGGGAGGAAGCGTTCAACACCGGCGCGAAGTCCATCGAGCAGAACTTCGGCATCACAGCCGTGCGCGCCCCACGCCTGACGGACTACCTGCGCCAGCAGGGCCTGAAACGGGTGCGCGGCATCAATGAAACGACGCGCGACAAGATCGCCTCCGCGCTGGCGGACGGCATCGAGGCGGGCGAAAGCACCGCCCAGCTGGTGAAGCGCATCCAGCAGCACCTGCCTGATATGCAGGCAGAACGCGCCGCAGCCATTGCGACCAGCGAAGCCCACACCAGTATGCAGGCGGGCAGCTTCGCGCAGATGCAATACGGCGGCTGCACAACAAAAACGTGGATCACGGCGGGCGACGAAGACGTCAGAGACAGCCACCGCAGCCAGAACGGCGTCACCGTCCCCATCGACCAGCCCTTCCCGAACGGGCTGATGTATCCAGGCGATCCGTCCGGCTCGCCGGGCGAGATCATCAACTGCCGGTGCGATATGATCCCCGGCGATCTTTAGGAGGTGATCGAAGGTTGAGAATGAAGCGGCTGCAAATCAAGGCAGAGAACGTAACGGATCAGGGCATCTTCACCGGCCACGCTTCGGTCTTCGGCGTCGTGGACCTGGACAACGACGTTGTGGAGCCGGGCGCGTTCGCAGAATCCATTGCAACCGGCACGGCTGCGGCTGGCGTGCTGATCTTCGGGCAGCATGACGACCGCAAGGAGCCGCTGGGCAGATCGATGGAGCTGCGGGAAGACGCCACGGGCCTGTTTGTCAAGGGCCAGATCAGCGACACCGCCATGGGCCGCGACTACCGCCAGCTGATCAAGGACGGCGTTCTTGATCAAATGTCCATCGGTTACGTCGCCCAGGAATACGACGTAGACACCAACAACGTCCGGCACCTTCGCAAAGTGGACCTGTTGGAGATCAGCATCGTAAACTACCCCGCGAACACAGAAGCAAAAATTGAAAGCTACAAAGGAGGACACACGCAAATGAAAACCGCAAAAGAGCAGACCCCCGCCACCAAGGAAGTCAAGGAAGAGACCGGAGCCGAAGGCCAGGCCGTCACCATGACCGAGGAACAGCTGGCGCAGCTGCTGGAGCAGGCCGCCGAGAGCGGCGCGACCAAGGCGCTGAAAGCTGCCGCCGACGCTGCTGACGACGAGACCAAGGACGACCCCGCCGACGACGAGACCAAGAACGACGACGGCAAGGATGATGAAGCCAAGGCTGCTGCCCCTGCCGCCAAGGAAGCCAAGGCTGCCCCCGCCCGCGGCACCGCGCAGCGCAAGTATGCGAGCATCTACATGAATACCGGCCGCACGGATAAGGAAGAAAAGTCCGGCCTTCCTGCTGGCATCGGCTGGGTGCGCTTCCAGAAGTGCATGATGCGCGCGAACAAGGACTACGACATCGCGGCCAGCATCGCCCGCAAGGAGTACGGCGACGGCTTCCTGGAGCGCCAGATCAAGGCCATGTCTGTCACAGCCCCGACTGACGGCGGCTACCTGGTCCCCGAAGTCTACGCCAGCGAGATCATCCCCCTGCTGCGCGACAAGGCCATCATCCTGCGCCTGGGCGCGACGGAGCTGCCCATGGATCGCGGCAACATCAACATCCCGAAAATGACCAGCGGCGTCAGCGCGTCCTATGTCGGCGAGCTGCGCAAGGCCAAGGTGTCCAAGGCCAAGTTCGGCAATGTCCGCATGTCCAGCAAGAAGCTGATGTGCAAGGTGTTGATCAGCAACGACCTGATCCGCTCCAACGCATACGGCGCGGACCAGCTGATCCTGAACGACGCCACCACTGCCATGGCGCTGGCGATGGACCGTGCCGCCTTCCTGGGCAAGGGCACCGAGTTTGAGCCGACGGGCCTGTTCAATATGGCTGGCATCCCGACCATCGACCTGAACGCGGCTCCCGACGAGACTACGACCGGCAAGATGCTGGCAACGCTGCTGCAGAACAACGCCGACACCAGCAAGCTGGGCTGGGCCTTCAACGGCTTCGCGTGGGAGGCGTTCTACAATGTCGTCCAGGCGGCGTCCGGCCTGTACCTGTACCGCGAGCAGATGGACAACGGCAAGCTGAACGGCCACGAGTTTGCCGTCAGCAATCAGCTGCCCAACGGCTCTGGCAGCAACCGCCCCACCAACGTGGTGCTGGGTAACTTCTCCGAGTTTATGATCGGCCGTCAGGGCAGCATGGAATCCGAAATGTTCCGCGAGGGCACCGTCACCGACGAGGACGGCAACACCATCAGCGCTGTGGATCAGGACTGCACGATCCTGCGCATCATCGACCTGCATGACTTCGGCATCCGCCACGAGGAATCCTTCGTGATCGGCAAGAACATGCAGACGGAGAAATAAGGAGGGCAACGACATGAAGAAGAAACTGATTGACAGCTGCCGCGTGCGCCCCTACACCAGCGGCGCGGCCATTGACCGCCAGAACTTCGGCAGCGCGGTGCTGGGCCTGAAAGTGGCAGCGGCCACCGGTTCGCCCACCGCTGCGGCGCTGAAGCTGGTGCTGACGGAGAGCGACGCCAGCAGCGGCACCTTCGCCGCGGTAAGCGACAAGCAGGCACTGATCGGCGGACTGCTGGATGCTGACGGCGCTGTCACTATGGACATCCCTGTTGCGGGCGGCGAGGCACAGATCGGCATCGACCTGACCGGCTGCAAGCGCTTCGTCAAGATCACGGGCACCGTCAGCTTTACGGGCGGCACCACACCTGCGGCGACTGCCACCTACGCGCTCGCCCTGGGCGATCCTGCGCAGGAGCCGGTGGAGTAAGCCATGGGGACGCCTACGCTGCGCACCAATGCGCTGACCACGTTGGAAGCATTGAAGCAGCTGCTGGGCATCGACGAGACCGATACCAGCCAGGACGGCGTGCTGATCCAGCTGATCAACAGGGCATCTGCCTCTATTGAGAACGCCCTGGGCAGGAAACTGCGCAGGAGTACCTACACGGAACGCGTGAAAGGGACCGGCAGCCAGTACCTGCTGGTGGAGAACTACCCCATCGTCGCGGTGGAGGAAATCAAGCAGGCCGGGGAGATCATAGACCCCGGCCTGTACGACATCACCGTGCGCGGCAATGCCGGTGTGATCTACAAGGACGACGGCTGGACCTATTACGGCTTCCCCCACGGCCTGACCGGCGACGCCATGACCGGCAGCCGGAACATCACCGTGCGCTACACGGCGGGCTATATCCTGCCGTGGGAGGCGACCGACGAAGCGCCTGCTGATCTTCCGGCAGACCTGGAGGGGCTGGCACAGGAAATGGTGCAGTACATCTTCGGGAAGCTGGAGAGCGGCGGCAGCAGCGGCCTGAAAGCCTTCTCCATTAGCGACGTCCGCTGGGAATGGTCCGACGAGACCCCATCGAGCTGGCAGGACATCATCAATCAATACAAGCGGGTGTGGCTATGAGTTCAGTCACACGGACCCACGACGACTGGACACCATGGTACGAGCGCACGAAGGCGGAGCTGGCGCGGCTGGCCGGTGCTGAAATACATGTCGGCATCCTGGGCAGCGCAGACAGCGAACTGCTTCGCATAGCTGCCGTGCATGAGTTCGGCGCAACGATCCACCCACGGAACGCCAAGAATCTGGCGATCCCGCTGCGGCCGGATATGAAGGGCAAAAGCCCACGCGACGTCGAGGGCGCTTTTTTTCTGGACAACGGCGAGAATCGCTTCATCTGTCGGAAGAAGGGCAAGAAGGGAGACCAGCTGGACTTTTTGTTCCTGCTGCTGCCGTCTGTGACGATTCCGGAGAGATCCTTCATCCGCGCCAGCTACGACGGAAACAAGGATGTGCTGGCGAAGGCGTGCGAGAACGCTGTGCGCCGTCTGATCCTGGGCGAGCTGACCGCCGATCAGGCTTGCCACAACATCGGCACCGCTGCCGTGGCAATCGTGAAGCGATACATGCGCACCGTGCAGCCGCCGAAAAGCAGCCTGACGCTGGCGAGCGCGCCGGGGAAAACCGCCCCGCTGGTCCAGACCGGACGGCTGCGCGACAGTATAACCTACGAGGTGACAGGACTATGAACAGACGCTTCGGGCAGCCCCGCCTGCCGCGCGGCATCCTGCACACCCTGACGGAGATACGCGCCCCTGCCCCGACCTACGACGTCGAGAACGGCGGACAGTGGGTACCAGGGACACCGGAGCGCATCGACTTCGAGGGCTGCGTGCTGCCTGTGTCGGAGGACGACTGGAAAACGGCTGCAGAGGGCACCTATACGGCAAACAGCCGGAAGATTTACACAAACGGCCATGTGCTGCGCATCGGCGGGCAGGTCTACGATCCGCAGGACGGCGCGACCTACACCGTGCGCGGCGATCTGGATCACGGCGTGATCCACCCGCTGCGCCGCTTCGTGGCCGACCGCAAGGGGGAGGCGGCATCGAAATGACGCAACGCGAACTGCGCAACATCATTGTCAAACAGCTGCACACATATCTGGCGGGGCCGAAGGTGGTGCTGTCGGATCAAACGGCACCGGAGGCCGACTACCCCCTGATCTACTACCAGAGCGTGCAGCAGCACATCCCAGGCGCTGCAAATATCACCACCGCCGCAGCGGACGGCGGCACGCTGACAAAATACCGGCGCGAACACGCGGAGGCCACATTCAGCTTTACCGCGTGCAGCTTTAACCGACAAGGCAAGGACGGCCCGATCAGCGGCGACGACGAGGCACTGGAGCTGGCGGACCGCGCGCAGGGCTTCTTCCTGTTCGCGGGGCGTCAGCTGCTGGCCGACCTGGGCGTCGTGGTGGTCCGCGTGGAGAACACGCAGAGCCGCAGCGCCTTCGATACCGACGAAACCGACCGGCGCTACGGCTTCGACGTGCTTTTCCGCTATGAGCGCGAAGACAAACGGGCGGTGCCTGCCATCAGCAAGCCGCCCATCACATTCACAAAGGAGGAATAACCTTGCAGGACATTATTGTTTATATCAGCCTGGACACCGCATCCAAAGAGAAGGAAACCCTTCTGCCGCTGATCCTGTCCTTTGAAGGCGCTTTTGCCTATAAGGAGTACAACAAGGCCGAGGACGTGGCGAAGGACTTCACCACCGCTTCGTCTCCCACGCTGGCAGCTGCGCAGAAGCTGTTCGACCAGATCAAGGTCGAGAACTGCCCCGGCCGCACCAAGAAGGTGGCAATCTTCGGCCTGGCGTCCGATTCTACAGCGAAGGCCGTCACCGACGCGCTGGACACCCTGCGTGAGACCAACGACGACTGGTACTTCCTGATCCCTGCCGGAGCTACTGACACAATCATCACGGCGCTGTCCACCTGGGCCAGCGCGACGGTCCTGACCCTGGCGCAGCTGGAGTCCGGCATGGTGGAATCTGAGAAGCTGCTGATCGCGCAGACCAAGACCAAGTCCCTGATCAACACCGCCATGAAGGCAAACAAGCAGACCGTGATCTGCTACAATCACGACGCCGACAACACGTCCATCCCCGCGGCGTGGGTAGGCCGCGTCGCCCCCAACTATCCGACCAGCGTCACCTGGAAGTGGAAGGAGCTGTACGGCATCCCCGTCACCGACGAGAAGGGCACGGACCGCGAAGACCTGCTGGAAGGCCGCTACAACATGTATATCGAACGCCACGGGCGCGAGTATATGAGCGAGGGCATCTGCACGGACGGCGACTTCATTGACACCGTGATCGGCCGCTGGCAGATCAAGCAGACCATGCGCAAGCGCCTGGTGAACGAACTGGTGGACACCGAGAACATCGGCTACGACGACGACGGCTTCGCGGCCATCGCTGGCGTCGTGATCGCGGCACTTGATGATGCTGTAGACAACGGCATCATTATGAAGCAGAACGGCAAGGGCTGCTACAATGTCGTGATCCCGAAGCGCGCCGACGCCACCGACGAGCAGGCCCGCAACCGCGTGATCCCGCCGATTGAATGGGAAGCCACCGTCCGCGGCGGCGTCCACGGCGTCAAAGTTACTGGCACCCTGACCGTCGCACTGGTGACGGCCAACGAATAAGGAGGGAAAATCCATGGTATTTGATCCTGAGAAAATCTCCCTGATCGTAGCTGGCGCAAAAGTGACCGGCTATGCTGACGGCAGCAAAGTCAGCGCGGAGCATAACAAGGACGCCGTGACCCCCACAACGGGCATCCAGGGCGACACCGTGTACGCTCTGAACGCCGACAGATCGGGCACGATAAAGTTTACCCTGTTCGGCTCCAGCGCGTCGCTGGTCCGCCTGCGCCGTCTGGCGCAGGATCGTGCGCAGGTGGCTGTCACGCTGCGCAACGCAAACGACGACGGCGGCTTCATCATCAGCCATCAGGACTGCCGCATCCTGAAAGTCCCGAAGTTCGAGGGCGGCGACGACAGCGGCTCCATTGAGGTCTCTATCTACGTCCCGACGATGGTGTTCAGAGACTGATGGGCCGCAAGCGCGGCACCCCGCAGCTGCGGGGGCGTTTACCGAAATACAACGCGGAGGGCATGGTAACATGCCCTCCGAACATTCCAGAAAGGTGGTTTAGATTCAAAATGGCAAGACACGAGACAGTTAATGTGCTGGGGATCGACTACGAATTGCAGAGCGTTTCCCCGCAGTGGTACTTCGAGCAGAACGACAAATGCGGCATGACCGGCAGCGGCAGCCGCGACACGGCGCGCTATATGGACATCATGTTCAAGAACGTCGTCACATCCCCGGCCAATGTGGCAAGCAAGGGCCTGAAAGCGTTCGAGGAAAACGAGGACATCGAAACGCCGGAGCTGCTGATCCGCGAGATCGAACGCTTTCTTCGACCGGGAAAGAAGTCCGGAAGCAGCGCAGCGGCGGGCGACAAGAAATAAACAGTTCTGGTTTATGCTTTTCGACGGCGACGGCCTGACGTACAGGGACCTGAAATCCATGGACATGGCCGAGTATTACGAGTGCATCGCCGCCAAGAAGATGTTTGTCCAGCAGCTGAAAGAACAACAGCAGAAAGAATAGGAGGGGTGTTATGGCAGACAGCCGCAGCCTATCCTTCGGGGTGCAGTTTGGAACAGACACCGCACCCCTGGACGAATTAAACGAAAAGCAGCGGAAGGCGCAGGAAGAAGCCGAGCGGACCGCCGACAAGCTGGAGCAGATCGGCACCAGCCTGACCGACGTCGGCACCCGCGCCACCGCTGCTTTTAACAACGTGTCCGGCGCGGGCACGAAAATGGGCACCAGCGTGCGCAGCGCCATGCTGGAGAGCATCAAGCAGGGCGACAGCCTTGCGAAGACGCTGCGCACCGGCCTGGGGGCCGCCGTCTCCAATGTCCAGGCAAAGTTCAAAGGCATGGGAGCGGCGACCAAAAGCGTGGCGACGGACATCGGGAACGCCTTCAAGCACCCGATCCAGACCATCAAGGCCACGCTGGGCAAGGCCCTGAACGGCGCGGAGGAAGACGCCAGGGGCCTGGGCACCCAGGCGGACGACACCGGCCGCAGGCTGGATGATATGGGCAAGAAGGGCGCGGGCGCGGGTGAAAACCTGGTCGGCGTTCTGAAAAAGGTGGCGGCAGCTGCCGCTGGCCTTGCCATCATCAAGAAAGGCGTCGAAGCGATCAAAGAGTTCTGCAGCACAGCCATTGACGCCGCAGCCAATGCGGAAGAAACAAACTCCAAGTTTGAGACCGTATTCAAAGGCGCTGCGGACGCCACAAACACCTGGGCCGAGAACTTCGCGGCCGCTGCGCACCGCAGCAAAAACGAAGTGAAGGGCTTCCTGGCCGACAGCGGTGCGATCTTCACGGGCATCGGCATGGGTGCGGAGGACGCGTCCGTCATGTCGGAAATGATGACCAGCCTGTCCTATGACCTTGCCAGCTTCAACAATCTGGCCGACGAGGACGCCTTCAACAAGCTGCGCAGCGGCCTGATGGGCGAGACCGAGGGCCTGAAAAGCATGGGCATCGTCCTGAACGATACGGCCATCAAGCAGTCCATGCTCCAGATGGGGATCACCGACGAGTTCAACACCCTGGACGAAGCCACGAAGGTGCAGGTCCGCTGGAACGCGATCCTGGCGCAGACCGGCGACGCGCAGCAGGACGTCACCCGCACGGCAGGCTCTTATACCAACAGCGTCAAGGGCGTCAAGGGTATATGGGCGGACTTCCTGGCCGATGCTGGCGCGAAGTTCACTCCCGTGCTGACGACCTTCTTCAACACGATCATCGACAGCTGGCCCACCATTGAGCCGATGCTCATGCAGCTGGTGGACCTGCTGGCGGACGGCCTGTCGCAGGCAATCCCGATTCTGGTGCAGCTGGGCAGCCAGCTGCTGCCTGTGTTCTGCGACGCGCTGGCGCTGATCTTCCAAGTGATGCAGCCGCTGATCCCTGTGATCGGAAATCTGGCTGCGACGCTGCTGCCCCCGCTGGCGTCGATCCTGTCCATGCTGGTGGGTGCGCTGTTGCCCCCATTGACCACGATCCTGAACGTCGTGTGCAATGACATCCTGGTCCCGCTCATGCCGATCATCTCCACGATTGCGTCGGCGATCCTGCCGCCCATCGCGCAGCTGCTGGGCGTTGTGGCCCCGCTGCTGCAAGCCATCGCCCCGATCCTACAGGTGATCGGCCAGATACTGACCGTCGTCGCCGATGTGATCGGCACGATCATCGGCTGGGTAGCTGACGGCGTGGGCGCTGTGGTGAACTTCTTCGACAAACTGTTCGGCGGCGCAAAGGAAGCGCAGGGCGGCATGGAGGACCTGGCCGAGAGTACCAACAGCGTGGGCAGCATCACGATCAGCACGGGCAGCGTTACTTCGACACCCGTGCAGGGCCACGCCAGCGGCACGAACGACTTCGGCGGCGGCCTGACCCGTATCAACGAACAGGGCGGAGAAATGGCGATTCTGCCGAGCGGCAGCCAGATCATCCCCGCGGATCAGACCGAGAACATCATCAACACGTCCCGCCACTCCAAGTCTGTCACCTTCGCCCCACAGATCAGCGTTACCATGTCCGGCAACGCCAGCGACGAGGAAAAGGAGCAGACGAAGGCGTGGTTCCTGCAAATGTGCCGCGACGCCTACCGGCAGATGCAGAACGAGGACACGAATATCGAGGCGCTGCAGGCGTCTCTGGCATAAGGAGGGGTGACGAATGTCTTATATTCTGAGCGGCGACAGCGGGACGGTGGTGTTCGACCGCACGGGCACCATCACCAACGAGTCCCCCACCATGTCCAGCCAGGTGACAAGCAACCCCATCGAGGGCGGCGGCAAGATCACCGACCACGCCGTTCTGGACCCGATCAAGTTCTCCATCACCGGCATCGTCTCCACCGCCGCGGGCTACGCGACGCTGGAGGCGATGTGGCGCAACCGCGACCTTCTGACCTATAGGGGCGCGGAGGCGTTCAACAATTTATTGATCATCAACCTGAAACGGACCCGCACCCCTGACAACGCTGCGGGCTTCGGCTTCACCGTGAGCTTCCAGCAGATCACGATCACGTCGGCTGCGTTCGTTGACATTCAGGCCCCAGCCATGAGCCAGCAGGACGCCAGCGCGCCGGTGGCGGCGTCAGCTGCCAAGTCTGCGAAGTCCACCACGCAGAACGGGCTGGTGACAACGGGCAGCGATTATGCTGCCTATGTGGCGAGCTTCAACAGCAAGAACACAAACCCGTCTGTGGCGACGGGACGGACAAACCCCAGCTATGCGGGGTACAACAGGGAGGCGATTAAGTGAAATTGATCGAGAGCGGACAGGAAATCCGCTTCATCGACGTTGACAGTGATCGTGTTCCCTGTTCGTTACTGGTGAAGCTGACGGACCGCACCTACCGCATGACGTTCGCCTACAACGAAACGGCGGACTTCTTCACCGTCAGCCTGGAGATCAGCAACAGCGGCGGCAACACGCCGCTGGTCTACGGCGAAGTGCTTCGCTACGGCAAGCCACTGTTTGAAGCCTTCAACGACGAACGCTACCCGCTGCCGGTGATCTGCCCGCTGTGTCTGACCGGCGACGAGATCGACACGATCACCTACGACAACTTCGGCACGAAGGTGCGCCTGTACCTGTTCGACCGGCCAGGGGGTGAGAACTGATGCGCATGTGGCTAAGGCAGGCCACCCTGACGCTGGGAAGCAATCAATACACGCTGGACGGGCTGAACTTTTCCTTCAAGGTGCAGTTCGAGGATCGCGCGAAGGTATCGACTGCGCAGCTGGAGGTCTACAACCTGTCCCCGTCTACAAGGGCGTCGCTGAAAAAGGGCGACGCCGTCATTATCACCGCGGGCTATAAGGGCGACGTCGGCTGCATCTTCGTCGGCGCTATCGCGGACTATTCCCACCAACACGAAAACCTGGACATCATCACCAAGATCACGGCGGCCGACTGCCTGGAGGAATGGCTGGGCACCTACGTCAACAAGACCTACAAGGCGGGGATGTACGCCAAGGACATCGTCGACGACCTGCTGAACATCTTCGGCGTGGAGGTGGCGATGGTGAAGCTGGCGGAGAACAAGCACTACCCAGGCTGCCGCGTCTGCCGTGGGAAGCTGAAAGATGTGCTGACAGAGATCGCCTGCAGCGACTGCAAGTCCAGGCTGGTGATCCGCTGCGGGCAGATCATCATAAACCCGCCAGAGGAAGGGATCACGACCGGATATCTGCTGACGCCGCAGACGGGCCTGCTGAAATCGGCATCGACATCAGAGAGCCAGAACATCAACACGAAGACCACGGCGACGGAGAAGACGCGCAGCCAGCAGGCAGAAGATGAGGGCAACCTGTCCCGCGACTGCCTGCTGAATTACCACATCGGCGTCGCCGACAAGATCGTGATCCGCGACAGCCAGACCAACGGCACCTTCATGGTGGTCTCCGGTGTCCATGAGGGAACGCGGTCCGGCAACTGGAAAACTACTGTGGAGGTAAAACCGGCATGAGCTACGGAAGCAGACAATCGGACCTGCGCGCCGCTGAGAGCGAAAAGAACAGGGCAGGCGTCCGCGTCTCCATGCCTGTCAAGGTCCTGGCTTTTTATCCTGACAAAATGACCGTGGACGTGCAGCCACTGGTGAAGGAGAGCATCGACGGCCAGTACGCCAGCGCGGCTCCACTGATGGGGCTGCGCGCCGCCTGCCTGTGTGCGGGCGAGTTCACGATCCGCCCGTGGTACAAGCGCGGCGACGTCGGCTGGGTGATCGTTTCGGACTTCGACGCCGATGCAGTTCTTCAAACCGGCGCGGAGGCGGAGCCAAACACGGCCCGCAATCATGCGCCGGAGGACGGGCTGTTCGTCGGCGGCGTCTGCCCGGACGGGAAGGCCCCGACCGGCCTGCCAGGCAACGCCGTTGTGGTAGCAGCTGGCGGCACCTATATCGCCGTTTCTGCTGATGGTGTGAAGATCAACGGCAATGTCACCGTGACCGGCACGCTGTCGGCTGGCGGTATTGAAATGACGACGCACACGCACCAAGGCGACAGCGGCGGCACGACGGGCGGCCCACAGTAAGGAGGCCAAATGGAGAACATCACACTGAGAATTGACCAGGAGACGCAAGACCTGGTACTGGACGACAGCGGAAGCCTGGAGCTGATCGGCGACGCCGAAACCGTCGCCCAATGCGTCCGGCTGACGCTGGAGACCTTCAAGGGTGAGTGGTTCCTGGACACAGACCACGGCACCGACTATGACCAAATCATCGCGGACGGCGACGGCGACGCTGAAACCGTCCTCCGCACGGCGATCTTCCAGGAGACCAACGTGCAATACATCGACAGCCTGACCGTGACGCGCAGCGGCCGCAGCATCGCCGCGGCCTTCACCGGACGGCTGAAAGATGGGACCCCCATCAGTCTGGAGGTGAAAGCGTGAACGACAACTGGGGATTAACTGAACGCGGATTCCTTCGGCCGAGCTATGCGGACCTGCTGGACGCCTTCGAGGTAAAGGCGAAGGAGCTGTTCGGCAGCACCGTCAACCTGTCCGTCCGCAGCCCGCTGGGCATCTTCCTGCGCATCTTCGCGTGGTTTGCCGGTCTGACCTGGCAGCTGGCCGAGGACGTCTACAACAGCGGCTTCATTGATACGGCTGCGGGCGTCAGCCTGGCCCGCCTGGGCGCGTTCATCGGCATCCGTGTACTGGCGGCGCAGAAAGCGACCGGCAGCATCACGATCACCGGCGACGCCGGTGCGACGATCTACGCGGGCTTCATTGTGCAGGCACGCAACAATCAGCGCTTCGTCACCCTGGAGGACGTGACCATCAGCAGCAGCGGCACGGCCACCGTGCCGATCCAGGCGTTTGAGGCAGGACCGGACGGAAATGTGGCCGCGGGGACGATTGACACCGTTGTCACGCCGCTGGCGGCTGCGATCAGCGTCACCAACGCTGCGGCAACCGTGGGCGGCAGAAATCGCGAGACGGATCAGGAGTTCCGCGAGCGATACCTGTCGAGCGTGGACAAGCCGGGCGGCAGCAACACCGACGCCATCCGCGCACAGCTGCTGGAGGTGCCGGGCATCGTCACCGCTGTTGTGTGGGAGAACGAAACAGACGAGACAGACAGCGACGGCCTGCCGCCGCACAGCATCGAGGCCATCGTCTACGGCGGCACAGACGCCAATATAGCGGCAGCCATCCACGCGCGGAAGGCTGCGGGCATCCAGACCTACGGCGGGCAATCAGCGCAGGTGCTGGACGCCAGCGGCAAGCTGCGGACGATCAAGTTCTCCCGCCCGACGCCGGTGCTGATCTATGTGCAGATCAGCGACCTGGTGACATCCGACGCCTATGCGGGCGACGCAGCGTTGAAGGCTGCCATCGTCGAGTACATCGGCAGCGCAGCTGGGGACATCGCGGAAAGTGGTCTCGCCATCGGCGAGACGGTTTACTATAACCGGCTGATGTGCCCTGTGAATAACACGCCGGGCGTGGTGGACTATACGTTGAAAGTCAGCACGGACGGCAAGACCTGGAGCAAGAACAACATCGCCATCGACGCCAGAAAGAAGGCAATCACCGGCACGGACAAGGTGGTGATCGTGACGTGATCGTTCTGGTGCTTAAAATGCTGGAGAAGCTGACCGGAGCCTACACGAAGGACCCCGACAGCCTGATCGGTAAGCTGTTCCAGCTGTTCGCGTCCGCCCTGTGGGGCGTGGAAGACACGCTGCAGGTGATCGCCGTCTGGCGTGGGATCGACAACGCCAAGGGCACGACCCTGGACCGCATGGGCCGGAACTTCGGCGTCCGGAGGGACGGAGCCGATGACCGCTTCTATCGCCTGATGATCAAGGTAAAAGTCACGGCGCTGCTGTCTGGCGGCGACGTGGACACCATCATCACGGCCACCAGCGTGCTGTTCGACATTGATCCGGAGCAGGTGGAGGTTGTCGAGCTGTTCCCCGCGAAGTGCCGCGTGATCATGGACGAGGCCGACATCGCGCCGGAGTACATCGCGTATGCGGCCAACACCGCGCCGATCATCAAGCGGATCATGGCCGCGGGCGTCGGAAAAGAGATTTACTTCCGCACTCCGGTGAAGACGGGCGGCACGGTCTACGCGGGGGCCACACTTTTGGAGGACATCACGCTGACCATCCCGCCATACACGAACAGCTTCGCCACCGCGGGCCGCTTCGGCATCGGCGTGGCGCTGTTCGAGGAAATCACAATGCAGATCAAAACAAAGGAGGACTAAAACATGGCAGAAGGATCTGTTATCACCGAAAAGGGCCGCGCGCTGCTGGGCAAAATCCTGGCAACGAACAGCACCCTGAATATCACGGGCGCGCAGATCGGCAGCGGCGACCTGCCTGCGGGAACCCCACCCGCCAGCATGACGGCGCTGGCGTCCTACGTTATGGACGCGACCATCGTCGCCATCAGCACCCCCGCAGCGGGCGAAGTCAAGGTCGTGCTGCAGGTGCTGTCCAACGACGTGGAAACGGCGTTTCTTGCCAAGGAAGTTGCGCTGCTGGCGTCTGATCCTGACGAGGGCGATGTGGTCTATTGCTACGTTCCCATGCAGGACGACCCCGTGCAGATGCGCGCGGCCGGAGACGTAGTCGGCAAACTGCTGACGATGGAGATCAGCATGATCGTCAGCAATGTCGCCAACGTTACGGCCGTGATCAGCCCGGAAGGGCTGGTCCGCCGCAAAGAGCTGGAGAAGTACGCCCTGGTGACGCACAGCCATGTGATCGCGGACATTCAGGGCCTGCAGGAGCTGCTGAACAGCCACCAGAACAGCATCGACCTGCTGACGGACCTGATCAGCGGCGACATGCCGGGCGGCATCAACTTCGCCCTGGACTTCGCTGCGCTGTCCAACGTCTCTGTGGCGGACGGCGTCTGGAACAAATCGGGCCAGTACGTTTCCGCATGATCAGGATCGCCTGCAGCGACAGCGAGGCCAGCTGCCTGATCGCATCCCTTATTACTGAAATCGCTATGCCCTGCCCCTGCGAGGGCGGCCCGCTTCGCATCTGCGGGACCGGGCCGGACGGCGCGCCTGCGGAGGTGCGCATCCTGGGCGGCGGCGTGTACGAAATCGAAGGGCCAACGGCTGAAACCGTTGCTATTATCCGCGAAAGAAGGTGCCTGTATTGAGTGAGCGCAAAGACCAGGAACTGACGATCATCACGAAGGCCAGAGACCTGGTGGACGAGACCATGAGCCGGACGAAGAAGTTCGACAAGCGGCTTCGCTTCACGCTATCCAACCGGATCGACGAGAAGGCACTGGACGTTCTGGAGGCCATCGTGGAAGCAAACGAGATCAACCCCGCCATCGAAACCGACCCGCAGCGGCGCGCCAAATTGTGCATGGTGCGCTTCGACCTGCAAACGTCTGCACTGACAGGCTGCAAGATGCTGCTGATCTTCCTGGACATCGCAAAGACCCACGGGCAGATCGACAACCGCGCCTGCGAGTTCTGGACGAAGCGGGTGCTGGACGTGAAGTACATGACAGCGGCCTGGAGAAAGAAAGACGCCGCGCGATTCAGATAGAGACCCGCAAAACCGAAAGGGTAGGCTTTATATGCACTGGAACTGGCGGCTGCGGTCCCCGAACTCTGGCAACGCGAACAACGTCCGCAACGTCAATTCGGACGGCAGCGAGAACAACAACAACGCGTACAACGGCAACGTCGGCGTCCTGCCGCTTCGATGGATTTACCGAGACCGAGTAGCCCGTGCGGCGAAAGCAGAGGCCCATCATCAAAGGAAAGCCTATCCTATCCAACGGAAGGAGGATAAACACATAGCACCGACGCCTGGCACCACGCAGCTGCGCGGCGCTGGGCTGCCAGCGGTGCTTCACCACTATGGGCAAAGACTACGAAAGAATATGTGAATGGGGAAACCTGTACGACGCGTATCTGAAAGCACGCCGCGGCAAGCGGTGGAAGAACAGCGTCGCCAAGGTGGAAGCGTCGGCGCTGGAGGCTGTCGCGCTGATCCAGCGGGAATTGCAGACCAGGACCTACCGGCCGGGCGGCTATCGCGCGTTCTACGTCTACGAGCCGAAGCGCCGCCTGATCCAGACGAACAGCTTCAAGGACAAGATCGTCCAGCACGCCTTCTGCGATCAGGTCCTCTATGACGCGCTGACCAAGCCCTTCATCCTGGACAACTACGGCAGCCAGGTGGGGAAAGGCACGCACTTCGGGCTGAATCGGCTGCGCGACTTCATGCGTGAATACTACCGCAAAAACGGCTTTTCTGCTGACGGCTGGGTGCTGAAAGCAGACGTCCGCCACTACTTCCAATCCATCCGGCCCGACGTGCTGAAAAAGGACGTTGCGAAGTATCTGCACGACCCTGACTGTCTGGCGCTTGCCTGCCAGATCATTGACAGCACGCCGGACCCGCTGGGCATCCCCATCGGGAATCAATCGTCCCAAATCTTCGCGCTGCTATATCTGAATCAGCTGGATCACCTCTGCAAAGAGCAGCTGCGCTTCCGGTATTACGGCCGATATATGGACGACTTCTACATCATCTGCGAGAGCAAGCAGCGGCTGCAGGAGGCCCTGGTGGTGATCCGGCAGCACCTGGCCGAGCGCGGGCTGGAGCTGAATCAAAAGACAAACATCTTCCCGCTGCGCAACGGCCTGGACTTCCTGGGCTTCCACACCTACATCGACGACGCCGGGCGTGTGATCCGCAAGGTGCGTAAATCCAGCAGAGACCGCATGAAGCGGAAACTGCGAAAGTATGCCGCGCTTTACCAACGCGGCGAGATCGACCGCGAGAAGATCGCGGAGAGCTACACCAGCTGGCGCGCCCATGCCCTGCACGGGGATTGCAGGCAGCTGGTGGCAAAATACGATCAGCAATTCCTATCAATATTTGAAAGGAGACCCGAACATGTCCAAGAAGATCAGCACTCTGGCCGTGGGTGCTAAGGTACGCGACCCGCTGTCGAAGTATTACGGCGTCCCCGTGGGCTTCCAGATCGCGGACAAAAATCACGCGGGCTATCCCGCAAACAGCACGACGCTGGCCGCGGAAAAGATCCTGTGCCTGAAAGCCTTCGACGCGAAGGAGAGCGGCGGCAACAGCGACCGACAGAACTACGGGAACAACCGCTACAGCCTGGCGAATATCCGCCAGTGGCTGAACAAGTCCGGCACCAACTGGTACCAGGCGCAGCACAGCTACGACCGCGCGCCCGGTTCCAGCTACGTCTGGAGCGGCTACAACGCATACGACACCGAGGCGGGCTTCAAGACCGGCTTTTCTCCACAGTTCCTGGCTGCGATCCTGCCAACCACGCTGACCGTGGCGAAGCCCACAACGGACGGCGGCGGCAGCGAAACCGTGACCGACGACTTCTTCCTGCCGTCCAAGCAGGAAGTGGGCCTCGGCTCTGAGAACGGCATCGCCGAGGGATCGCTTCTGGCGCTGTTCAACAGCAACAACAGCTCCCGCCTGCGCACCTGCACGCCGCAGGCCATCGCAAACAGCAACTATACCAACAACCCCAGCAGCGCGGACAACTGGCACTGGCGGCTGCGGTCCCCGTACTCTGGCTACGCGTACTACGTCCGCAGCGTCTATTCGGACGGCAGCGAGAACTACAACCACGCGTGCAACGGCAACGTCGGCGTCCTGCCGCTTTGTAATCTGTCCTCTGATACCTTGGTATCTGACGAGCCTGACTCCGAAGGCTACTACACGATTCAGTGGAATCAGGCCCCGACTACGCCCCCCGGCATCACCGTACCGGACAGCGTAAAGAGCGGGAAAGACGCAGCGATCAGCTGGGCGGCGTCCACCGACCCGGAAAGCGACGACATCACCTACCAGCTGGACCGCTGGAGCAACAACACGAACGCATGGGCCACGATCTACACCGGCAGCAACACCAGCTTTACCGACACCGGCATCACCACGGCGATGGACAGCGTACAGTGGCGCGTCCGCGCGAAGGATAGCAAGGATGCGTACAGCACCTATACGACGAGCCAGGCCAAGACCGTAACGCACAACGCCGACCCGACCGTTTCCGGAGCCGACGCCAACCTGGGCGCGGTGACGTCGCCCCCATCCAGAGCCTACACCGTGGGCGATGTGGACAACGGCGACACCTTGACCATCGTGGAGGCGCTGGACGGCAGCGAGGTGCGCACCATTGCGGACGCGGAGCGCGGAAAGACCTACACCTTCGGCCTGACGGCCGCACAGTTTGCGGCGCTGGCTGCTGGTGAACACAGCATGACGATCACCGTCACCGACAGTGCGGGAAACAGCGCGACGCGCGTCGTGACCTTCTCCCGCAGCATCACGATGATCAGCGTGCAGCGCGACGCCATCGAAACGGACGCCATGGCCGAAAAGATCCTTATTTCCGCGCGCTTTTTGGGCGCGGAGAACAATCTGACCGTGGAGGCGTGCAACAACGCGAAGGACGCCACGCCGACGTGGGAGACCGTCACCCCTGGCCGCAAGCACCTGTTCACGAACAAGACGAAGACGGCAACGAAGTGGGCTGTGGGCGTCCGTGTGAAACTGACGAAGGCGAGCACCAGCGACACCATCGCGCTGTACGGCGTAAGCGGCTCTTACCTGTAAGGAGGGAAAAGCATGAATCTGACAGCAGCCAGAGAACTGAACAAGCAGGAAGAAGCGCAGCAGCAGCTGCATCTGTGGGCGGCGATTTTAGCCACCCACGACGCACTGATCGCGGGCGGTCTGACCGGCCTTCCTGCGGTCCATGTCGAACGCGCAAAGGCGGCGCTGCTTCGCGCCGGAGATAAGGACGCGGGCGACTACACAGACACGGAACTGCGCGCGATCACTGTCACAAGCGGCGCACGCGTCTGGTCTGAGATCGACGACGGCGACCCGATCTTCCGCAACGAAGCCGTAGTCGGCAGCAACGGCGACCTTTACATCACCACGCAGCAACACTACAAGCGCAGCGACCTTCTGCCCGGCAGTACGGCGGCCAGGACGCTGTTCCGCCTGCTTCGCACAGAGCCGGAGGACAGCACCGTGCTGGACTTCGTGTGGGGCGAGTTAGTCCCCTATGGCGTGAAGCGCAGGGACCCGCAGGACGGCAAGGTCTACACACCGATCCACGAGCAGGGCGTCACGCTCTACGAGCCGCATTATCCGCATCTGGTGCCGTCCGAATACAAGCTGGTCGAGGACAGCAGCGGCGGAGACGGCGGCGACGATACCGTGCCGCGCTGGGCTGATCTGGAGGACGGCCACACCTTCAACGTCGGTGACAGATTCAGCGACTACGGCAAGACCTACGAAGTGCTTCGACAATTCTTCAAAGCAGACAGCTACCGCCCGCCCGCTCTGATCGGGGACTTCTACCAGCTGGCGGAGTAAGGAGGAAAGCATGAACATTAAAGGCATCGACGTGTCTGTATGGCAGGGCAAGATCGACTGGAAGAAAGTCAAGGCGAGCGGCATTGTGTTCGCCATGATCCGCGTCGGCTATGGCAGCAGCCAGGGCAACGACTGCAAAATGGACACCTATTTCAAGGCCAACGTGGAGGGCGCACTGGCCGCGGGCGTAGAGGTGGGCATCTACTTCTATAGCTACGCAAAAAGCGCCCAGGCGGCCGCCAGAGAGGCGGCGTGGGTAGTGGAGCAGATCGCCCCGTATAAGGGCCGCATCCTGTACCCCGTCGCCTACGATCTGGAGGATAGCAAACAGGCAGGGCTGGGGCGCGATGTGCTGACCGCTATGGTGACGGCCTTCTGCACGACCATCGAAGCTGCGGGCTATTATGCGTCGTTCTACTGCAACACCAACTGGTGCAAGAACATGCTGAACATGGACGACCTGAAAGGCTTCGATCTGTGGCTGGCGCAGTGGGCCAGCCAGCCGACGACGGCCTACAGCTTCGGCATGTGGCAGCGCAGCAGCTCTGGCAGTGTGGCGGGCATCAACGGGCGCGTCGATCTGGACGTCGCGTACAAGGACTATGCGGCCATTATCAAGCGCGCAGGACTGAACGGGTACAAGGAGACCGCACAGCCTGAAAAGGAGCCGGAGAAGCCCGCCCAGCCCACGGAAGCGCCTGATGTGAACGACACCCGCAAGAAGATCGTCCAGAAGGCCATCGGCGAGCTGGGCGTGTGCGAGCCGACCGGCGACGACAAGTATATCCGGTGGTACAACACGGAGGTCCTGAAAACATGGAGCCTGCCGCTTGATGCGGCGTGGTGCGCTATGTGGGTAAGTTACGTCACCAACTATCTGGCAGGCATCGCCCGCGACATTGTGAAGCCCTACTGCGGATGCAGCACCGGCATGGCCTTCTTTAAGGCGCAGGGCGTCTTCCATCCTTCGGCGGCCTGCGGCGGCACATACACCCCGCTGCCTGCTGACATCGTCTTCTTCAAGGATAAGAAATCCACCGCAGAAAGCACCCACACGGGCCTGGTGGAGTATGCGAAAGACGGTGTTCTGCACACCATCGAAGGCAATACCAGCAACGCCGTGAAGCGCCGCCAGTACGATCTGAACGACACCTACATTGTGGGCTATGCGGCCCCTGACTACGGAAAGGAGAACATCGACAGCATGACCAAGGCCGAACTGAAACAGCTGATCCGCGAAGTGATCGCAGAAGACAACCCCACCTATGCGGACCTGAAAGACGTGCCCGCCTACTGGCAGGAGCAGGCGAAGGCGCTGCTGGACGCCGGAGCCGTCAACGGCGGCACCCCTGCGGACGTCAACCCCACTGATCTGAATCTGCGCCACGAGACGCTGAAAGCTGTGATTATTGCGTCGCTTTACCACGACGCAAACACCCCCGAAAAGTGATCATAAAATCCCGCCATTCAGGCGGTAAAATTAAGGAGGAAAAACACCATGAAAAACACCACCAAAAAGGCCCTGAAAGCGATGCTCATTTTGACCATGCTGGTGGCGCTCTGTGTGGCACTTGCAGCGTGCGCACAGACCACCGAAACGGGCGCTACCGACCCCATCGTTCTGGAGCTGGTGAACGTCGGCCTGGACATTCTGGCGAAGGCTGCCATCGCGGCCATCGGCCTGGCAGGCGCGTGGGCGACCGCCAAGATCGGCCAGAACAACAAGCTGGCCAACATCAAGGCTGCCATCGGCCAGGTGACGCAGGCGGCGCAGACAACGGTCGGCGAATTACAGCAGACCACCGTCGAAGCGATGAAGGCGGCGGCAGCTGATGGCAAGCTGACCGAGGACCAGATCAGGACACTGAAAGCCGATCTTTTGCGCATGACCAGAGAGAAGCTGGCGGAGCCTACCGTGCAGCTGCTGGAGGCGGCGAAGCTGGACATTAACGCCATGATCCAGGGCGCTGCCGAGGACCTGATCAATCAGATGCACACGACGCAGCAGCTGATCGCTGGGGAACTGATCGTGGAATAAGGCGACAAGAAGGGCGACCGCAAAACGCGGCCGCCCTTCGCTTTTTATGCAGAATGTTATGCAGGCGTTATATTTGACACGGAACGCGCGCGGTTTGCCAGCGAGCGCGCGCCGCTACATGCGGCTCAAGCTGCAGAAGCGGGAGGTCATCCTCCCGGAAAGCATTGAGATCAGTATTGCGTTCGAGGATGACACGGTCGTGCTGCACTGCTCCTTCCGCTTCGCGGAGGAGGACGAGCGGCGCGAGCTGGACGTCATCATCGGCGCGGTGAGCGTGGAGGTGGTATCAGAATGATCGACAAGGAAATACTGGACGCCGTGCTCCCTCTGCCTACGCTGGACGAGCTGAAGGAGCAGAAGGTCGAGGAACTGAAAGACGAGGGCTTCGTCATCAGCAACTTCCATTCGGGCGGTGTGTTCTACACGATGCTCATGATCGTGCTGCGCATCAAGGTCGAGGTCATTGAATTGCTCCGCGTCGTGCTGAACAATATGTTCGTCTCCCACGCGGGCGGCGCGTGGCTCGACCTGAAGATGGCGGACTACTCCAAAAAGCGCAAGAAGGCGCAGAAGACGCAAGGCTTCATCACCGTCAGACGCGCCGACATGACGGGCGAGGCGGTCAAAATCCCCAAGGGCCACGTCTTCAAGAGCATCCTCGACATCAACGGCGAGGAGCTGCGCTTCTTCGTACTGGAGGCGGCGACGCTGCAAAAGGGCGCGTCCTCCGTGGACGTGCTGGTGGAGGCCGAGACAGAGGGCAGCCGCTACAACGTCCCCGCAGGGCAGATCGTGCGCACGCTGACCTACCTCGGCGACGTCACATTCAGCAACGCCGAGGACTGGATCGTGCGGGAAGGCAGCGACACCGAGGACGACGAGAGCGCGAGGGCGCGAACACTCCGCTCGTGGTCGGAGCTGGCGCAGCGGGCGACGGAGGACACCTTCATTGACGCGGCGGAGTCCGTCCCCGGCGTGCTGTTCGCACAGGCCGACTGCAACCACCCGCGCGGGCAGGGCACGGTGGACGTCATCGTGACAGGCACGGCGGGCGAGGCAACGGAGGGACTGCTTGCGGCAGTAAGAGAAGCCGTTGACAAGATCGCTGGCCCGTATGATAATATTCTCGTGAAGTCCTCTGTGACCGTATCGCAGAATATCTCCGTCACGGTCACGACCGACACGGCGGACACGGACGAGGCTGTGGAGAACCGGGTCAAGGCGATCCTCACCGAACTGCTGGCCGTGCGCCGCAGCCGCAAGCTCAACGAGCTGACCCTGTCCGACATCAACCACGCGATCCGCAGCGGCTACAGTGGGGCCACCAACGCGGCGGTCTCCGAGCCGGAGGCGGATGTGAAGCTGGGCAAGGACAAGGTCATCATCCTCGGCGACGTCTCCGTGACGATCGAAAGGGAGTGAGCGGATGAAGCAGTTTGAAACCTTCGGGGAATATATGTTTGATCTGCTCTTCGCTCCCTTGAAGAAGGGCCGGAAGACGGTCAACCAGCTCCGCATCTTCTTCAAGGTCATGGGGCGCGAGTTCGACGACCTGAAGGCGGCGATCTTCCGCGTGCGCAGCGAGGCGAACGTAGCAAGCTGCTCAGAGGTCATGCTCCCCGTGCATGGGCAAGACCGGGATATGCCGCGACTGGAGGGCGAGGACGCCGAAGCCTATCGGACGCGCCTGTCCATGAAGGGGATCATCTCACAGTGGAGCGGCACGCGGCGCGGCGTTCTCTACGCGCTGACCGCGCTCGGCTACGACCGCAGCCGGATTGAACTGTTCGCCGATCAGGATGCGGAGCGCTGGGCTGAGTTCATCATCTTCCTGAACAGTTCCAAGCCCAGCGGCGTCACAAATCTCTCGGTCATCGACGGGCAAGTCCGCAAGGTCAAGGAGGGCAGCAGTAAGCCTGCCTACGGTATGGAGACCATCGGCGGGCTCATTATTCAATCCCGGCTTCAGACAGGCTTCTCACGCTATCCAAGGTGCGGAGAGATCGTGTGCGGCGTGTGGCCGCATATCGTCAGTGAAGGACATCTCGTGGCCTCGACGGTCATGGCGCAAGGCGGCGCATCGGGCGGCGGCAATCCCTTCCCGAGAGCCGGCACATTTGCAGCCTCCGAGGAGTTCTATCACTTCGGCGCGTACACCATTTATCAGGGCTTCGCCTCGGACATTGAGGCGGGCTCGAAGGCGGCGCAGGGTGCAAAGGTCTACCTGAGATGCTCCACCTCTACGCGCTGCTCTACCAACGCGAAAGGAGGCGCAGCAGAATGAAAACATTGACTTCTATCGGTATCCAGAAGATCGGGCAGCGGTTCGTTGACTCGGTCGATCATGCGGACTACACGCTCAACGGCGTGCCACAGACAGCGGAGCCCTTCCGCCGCTTCGTGCAGGGCGCAAGCGCAAGGGTCTACATTTACTTCGACGATACCGTGATCGGTGACGTCGCCGAGGTGCAGCTCGTGGACAAAGACGGCGACATCATCGCGTCAGCGGGCGAACGGGTCTTCACAAAAACACCGGGCAAGGGGCTTTATATAGCCTTCAAATATAATATCTTAGAAGTGGAGGTCGAAAGCAGCAATGAAAGCCTATGAAAAAATCGGGTGGCTCGATCACGTCCAAGACATTGAGACGGGAGAGGTCATTCAGGAAGGAACGCCTATGAGTCAGGTGAATATGAACCACATGGACGAAGGCATTTTCACAAACCGTGAAGCGGTCATTCTCCATGAGGCTCAGATTGCCGACGCGCAGAAAGAGATTAAGGTGTTGAAGGATGCGACGCTGAACAACATGGTCAACAATGTCTTTCTCATCAACTTCAACACCGTGACCTCGGTCGCGATCACGTCAGGGATTTACGACTCTGTGGCGCGAAAAATCTATGTATAAGGTCGCTTGCAGCCGCAAGGAAGCAAGCTGCATCATCGGGAGCTTGCTCGTGGAGCTGGCCCCGGTATGCGAGAAGTGCGGCGGGGTGCCGGATGGCGTGCTGAACCTGCAGACGGAGGCGGGGCTGTCCCTCACAGGGGACGCCGACGTCCTCATCACAGGGCACAGCATCATCAGCGGCAAGCCTGTCAGGATCAAACTCACGGACTACGGCTTCGAATATTATGGTGATCACGCCGAGCTTGCCCGCGTTCGGGAAAAGAGGTGTGTGTATCATGGCAGAGCCGTCAGTCCTACAAAAGAAAACTGAGATATTTCTCGAAAGGGATATATACCCCTTGCTGAAAAACTTCCCCGCCTCCGAGAAGTTCTCCTTGTGCCAAGAGATCAAGCAATCCTGCTACAAGCTCATCCGAGCGGCTGTTATGGCCAACAACCTCACGAACGTCAACAGACGGCTCATGTGGCTGGATGAGGCGGACGCAGAGAAGACACTGCTGCTCGTGCTTTTAGGTGTCGCCAAGAACCAGAAGTACATCACGCAGAAGAAACTCTTGGAACTGCAAGGAAAGCTCGAGGAGATCGGGCGCATCATTGGAGGACTGCAAAAGTTCTTCATCAACAACCGAAAATAGACCATCAGAAAAAGTACAGCACCTACTCAGGGTTATCTCTGTCTGGCGTCGAACCGTGCGGTTCGCGGGTACAATTCGGCCCGCAACTGGAACAACAACAATGCTACGAACTCCAACCCGAACCTCGGTTTCCGCCCCGCCTTGTAGGTTATTACGTCATCTGCGGCCACGGCTTCAGGTGCGTGTCCTTGTTATACTTCAAGGGAGAGGTAATCCTTCGCCATGTTGAGAAACGGCGTAAAAACAGTGACTGAGCTTCGCCCGCCCTCTCGTATTGGGAGGCGGAGGGAGGTCTACAATGTGGGTAGCAACCCGCGTCATGGGTGCCAAGCCGTTCTAAAAGGAAAGGATGCCACGAATGACGAAATTCCCCATTATGCTCTACAACACGAAGAGCACCAAGAAGGCCCTCGTGCCGCCGATCCCTCCCCCCTCCAGCTATGAGGACGCCGTGGGCTGGTCAGCGATCGAGGCGGGCTACAAGACCGCCTTGCGAGGCAGCCGCAAGTTCACGCGGGAGGCCGTGCTCTACGACCTCTATTCCGAGGTGAACAACGTGCGCCTGTGGCGCGATCTCAAGAAAATTGAGAAAACGAGACAGGCGGGCGTTAGTGAGTACACGCCGGGAAAGTATCGGCACAGGATCATCATGGAGCCGAAGGAGCGCAGTCTCCACATCCCGCCGCTGCGGGACAAGATCGTGCAGCTCGTCATCCATCAGGAGCTGCAGACGCTCTTCCGCCCGGTATTCGTCAACCGTTCATTTGCGTGTATGTACGGAAAAGGCCCCATCCGAGCTGCCTTCAACGTACAGCATGACATGAGGGTCGCCCGCATGAAGTGGGGCGACGAGGCGACGGTCATCAAGATCGACGTCCGCAAGTTTTTCTACAGCATCGACCGCAGCGTGCTCAAGCAGATCATCGCGAAGCGGTTCAAGAAGCTCAAGAAGAAGTACCCCGAGAAATACGAGGACTTTCTCCGTTTTTACAGGCTTCTTTGCAAAGTGATCGACAGCTCGCCGGAGGGCGAGAGAGGGATTCCGCTGGGAAATGTGAGTTCTCAGGACTTTGCCAACATCTACCTCAACGAGCTCGATCAATTCTGCATCCGCTTCCTCGGTGCGACGCTCTACACGCGCTACATGGACGATGTCGTCATCATAGCGCCGGACAAGGAAATCGCCCGGGAGTGGTTAGCAAAGATCAAGGTGTTCCTCCAAGAGAGACTGCACCTTGAGACCAACCAGAAGACCAAGATTTTCTATGTGCGGCAGGGCGTGAACGCCTACGGCTTCAAAATCAAAGCGACGCATCTGCTTCTCCGTACCGAGTCGAAACGGCGGGAGAAGCGGCGCATCAAGCGGATGATGGAGAAGCTGCAGGAGGGCACGATCACGAAGGCGGCGATCGTTCAATCGGTCAACTCGTGGCTCGGCTTCGCCCGGTGGGCTTGCGCCTACAATCTGGCGAAGAAGATATTCGCTCCCTACCGCTTCATCAAAACGGAAGGAGAGCTACCTTATGGCGCAATATCTCGGAACCGTCAAGCTCGGCGGATTTTACAACAACGGCGCGGCACTGGCAAGACCCACAAAGCCGTGGCGTAACGACACTGAACCATATTCGGGCGCGGGTAGGGGCAATATCCCCTCAATGTCCGGAGACATTTCAAACTACAGCTTCGGCAATACGCCCTCAGACGACGCAAAGAAGCTCCAGTGGGTAAAGATCAAGGACGGCGACAAGACGCTGCTCATCTGCGACCGCGTCATCCTTGTCAATGTCACTTGGAACGACCTTAACAGCGCGGGCTGGATCTTCGGCAAGGAAGTCAACATTGACAGCGCGAAGTACAAGCTCCGCTCCCTGACGGGTGGCACAGGCCCCAGATCGACAAATGACTGGTACTCCGGCGGCACGCCCGCCAACAATGAGTGGGACAGGTTCGTCACTCGCGAGGAGGTCATCACGGGTCTTCCGGCTCCTGTGTCCTCCGACCTCGACAGCAGCCTCAATTCAACCGATCTCAGCAGTGCACATAATCAGCTTTGGAACTGGATGGGCGTCTATACTTGGTGCCAAGAGACGTATTCCTCGAATACGTCGCTCCGTGCGGTTCGCGGGTTCAATTCGGCCCGCTACTGGTACTACTGCA